AAGAAGAAAGAGAGAAAAATTATTCTGCAATAGTTGACTTACCTAAAATTGATAATTCTCAATATGTTTATAAAAGAGTATTATTAGACAACCATCGTCATATAGCAATAGACGAAGTATTTGAATTATTGAACGGAATGTAAGTTTTTCTATAGTTTTTTCATATTTATAGACGAATAACTAAATTAAATTGACATGGCAAACATTCCTATTTGGCCCGGTTCATCTTCATTTGCATCTGTACAAAACCCAACACCTTTTGGGTTTTATGATGATGATGATGATTTTAGAGAAGATTCAGATAAAGTAGCACAATATTCAGTCCAAAGATTAGGATATCCTCTTGTAGATATTGAATTACAAGACGTAAACTTCTATACTTGTTTTGAAGAAGCAGTAAGTGAATATGGAGCCCAATTATATACATTCCAAATAATAAACAATTTAGGAAACATAATAGGCTCTCCTACAGGTTCTTCATTGAATCAAATCCCTAATCCAGGAACTAGTAATAATTCATACAACCAAGCCTCAGATTATGGAGATCCCTATTCAGTAGATATGAAAATATATTCAGGATCTTTAGCTGTAAAACAAGGTCAACAATATTATGATTTAAGAACATATGCTTCTTCTTCTGTTTATACAGGTTCAATTGCAGAAGATGTTACTATAAAAAAAATATATCATTATGCACCTGCAGCTATAAATAGATACTTTGATCCTTACGCGGGTACAGGTACAGGAATTCAATCATTAATGCAATCATTTGGGTTTGGTAATTATTCACCGGGTGTAAATTTTATGTTGATGCCTATGTATTTTGATATTTTAAAATTACAAGCAATTGAATTAAACGATCAAATTAGAAAATCACAATATCATTTTGATTTAAATGCAAATAGATACTTAAGAATATTTCCTATCCCAACTGGTGATTATACTCTTTGGTTTGATTATACTGTTAATCCAGGACAACAATCAGCAGCATCCGCCTCATTAGATCCTTTAAACCCAACAGCATTATCTACATCTAATGTAACAGATTTATCTAATGCACCTTATAAAAACCCAACATATAAGTATTTAAATGCACCTGCTAAACAATGGATTAGAAAATATGCATTAGCTTTAGCTAAAGAAATGTTAGGGGGTATTAGAGGTAAATATCAAACTATACCAATTCCTGGAGCTGAAACAACATTAGATTATACACGTTTATTATCTGAAGCAGAAGCAGAAAAAACAGCATTAGTAGCTCAATTAAGAGAAGATTTAGAATCAAATACTAGATTAGCACAATTAAATAGATCTAACGATGAATCAGATGCACAACAATCTTATTTAACAAAAGTACCATATCAAATTTATGTAGGATAATGATTAAATTAACTGACATACTAACAGAAATATTAAACACTTATAGTGTAAGTGCATTTATTAAATCTAACAGAAAATTTTCAATTACTGATATTTTAAATCAAATTAGAGCTGTACGTAAAATAACTACAGTAAGAAATATTACTCCTGAAGAGTATCCTCAAACACCCGATGTAGAAACAACAAAAGTTACAATTAAATTTATAACAAGAGGAGATGCTAGAGCAGATTTAATAAAATTTAAAGAAGATATAGAAACATCAGATATGTCTGCAACAGATTTAAGAATACCAGGTGTTAAATTAATAGATTTTAAAACAGACAGTTTAAAAAGAATATAATGGCTTTATTTGGAAAAAAACGAGACATAGATTTATTTAATATTTTTAATCATGAATTGATACAGGATATAATTCAGATAGAAATTGCATATTATAAATTTGCTTTAGAACAAACAACGTCTAATATTTATGGTGAGTCTATGGGCAAAAATTACTATGAACCCATGAAACTCTCGTGTTTAATCAACAGACAAGACCAATCATGGTCGTCTGATGCCTTTGGATCTGATGTTACTCAAACCGTTGATTTTAATTTTTATAAAAAACAACTAATTGATTTAAATTTATTAGTAGAAGTAGGAGACATTATACTTTACAGAAATAATTTTTATGAAGTAGACAGTAGAATTGAAAATCAACTTTTTATGGGTAGAGATAAAGATTATGCTATTTCAAAAGAAACTGCAGAACATGGTGGAAGTTTTTCAGTTTTAGTTAATGCTCATTTATCAAGAGTAGAAAAATTAAATCTAATTCCTTTAAGAGGCGGAAAATATCCTTCAACAACAAAATTAGATGGGGGAACAGTAAATCCTGATAAAAACAATCCAGGTCATACTAACACTATAAGTTCAGCAGGATAAAATGGCAGACAGAAAAAATATAAACCCAAGAAGGCCTATACCAGCTACGGGATATGATAAGTTAAGGAATAATCTTTCTTCTAATTTTAGAAAGGGAGATATGCCTTTTCCTATGTTAGACTTTCCTGGTCCTGATAATAGACCAAATATAGAAAGAGGAAATATAACTACACGAAAAGATGATAGTGTAAAAGATATTTATGTAGGTTTACAAGATCATGATGAAGCTGTAATGTATTATTTTAATAATGTTATTAAACCTTCAACAATAATAGATGGAAATAGAATTAATGTTCCTATAATGTATGGAGCTCCTGAAAGATGGAAATCTGTTCAAAAAGATGGATATTTTAGAGATAAAGAAGGAAAATTACAAGTTCCTCTTATTATGTTTAAAAGAGATAGTGTTGAAAAAAGAAGAGATTTAGGTAATAAACAAGATGGAAATAACCCTCAATTATATTATACTTTTCAAGAAAAATTTACACATAGAAACAGATATGATAATTTCTCAGTACTTCAAAATAGAATACCACAAAGAGAAATGCACGCTGTTGTAGTTCCTGACTATATTAAATTACAATACACTTGTACTATATGGACAGATTATGTAGCACAAATGAATAAATTAATAGAAGCTATAAATTATGCAAATGATTCATATTGGGGAGATCCTGAAAGATTTAATTTTAATGCTAGAATAGACAGTTATAGTAATACAACAGAAATTAATCAAGGAGATAATAGAATAGTAAAAACAGATTTTGGATTAACACTTCAAGGATATTTAATACCTGATAGTATTAATAAAGAATTATCAAAAAGAAATCAAAAATCTTTTACAAAATCTGTTGTAACTTTTAACACAGAAGCTATAGTAGAATCAGCAACTGATAACATGACAAGAGAACAAGTAAGAAGTAAAAATACACCAAACTTTATACAAATGGGGGGTGGAATAGGCTTTGATCAAGTAGGAACAATACAAATACTTTAAAATATGGCACAACAAAATAAAACACAATTAAAAACATACTACCAAACAGGAGACACACCAACAGCAAATCAATATGGTGAACTTATTGATTCACAATTAAACTTAGCAGAAACTGCATTACAAATAGGAGAATTTTCAGTAAGTTCAAGTGGTAATCTAAAGATAATGGGAAGTGCTTCTTTTGTAGGAGATATAACATCTTCAGGAGACATAAGATCAGCAGGTTCAATAACTTGTACATCATTAAACACAGGTCAAGGTGCTTATGAGTTATATAATATGAATCAAAATGTTACAACTAGTGACACTGTTACATTTGCAGGTATAAACTTTACAAAAGCTGCACTATCATCTGTTATTTATGGTGGACTTATTGTAGCTAATGGTCAATCTTTTAGAGTAACAATAAATTCAATACCAGCAATTCCATCACTAGAATATGAAAGTGAAGTAGTAACTCTTAGAAATAGTAGTATTGCTTTAGGTTCTGTTGTAAATGTCACTTCTGTAGGGGAAACATTAGTATTTCATGCTTTTAATGTTGCTACTGGTGAATGTCAGTTAAGATTACAAAATTTAGGACAATCAACTTACGCTGGAGGTAATGTTACTTTTAATTTTACCATATTATAATAATGAGAAGTAGACAATCTCCTATAAAATGGGAAAATGCAAATTTTACATGGGATAATAATTCTTTTACTTGGGATGATGTAGCTTTAATAAGAAGGGCAGCAGGGGAAGATTATAATCTTTGGGAAAAAGAAGATAAAAAGAAATTAGTAAAACTAATTTTAAAAGTTTATGGAGAAACAATAACAGAAAGTAAACAAAAAGAAATTAAACAATATAAAATCAAAGCAAAAGACATAAAAATAGCAGTCAAAAAAGTATTAGGAACAGAAATGATTGCTGAAAATATATCTATTTAATATTTATAAGTATGTATAAATTATTTACAGACAAAACAGAATTATTTGAATGTAGTATATCACTACAAGGAGCAAGCTTAAAAAAATCTAAAGCAAGGTTAGTAATAGAAACTCAAGATTATTCATTATTATTTAATGGCACAATTTCTAAGGGGGGTAAATGTGAAATTCCTATTAAAAAATTAAAAGGTTTAATAGACGAAGACACAACAGGAAATATACGATTAGAAGTGATTGCCGAAGATACTTTTTTTACACCATGGGAAAGTGATTTTGAAGTAGATGCAAGTAAAAAAGTAACTGTTGAAGTTAAATCACAAACAACTAAAAAACCTATCGTAGAAACTAAAGTAAAGGTTAAAGTTAAAGACGAAAAACCAACAATTAATGAACACCACCATGTTGTAAATTTACTAAAAATGTTAACAAGAGAAGAAATTAATATTAATAATATTTCTTATAAACGTAATAAATTAAATAATATAGTAGCAACATATTTAAAAGAAAATACAATTAATAATACTGAAAAAGTAATGGGAGGTGTATTAAAATATCTTGAAAAAGGAAATTAAAAATGGTTATAAATGGCAAACAATTTAACAGGTCAAAATATACAAAATACTTATCAAAGAGTACTACATGTAGGTGATGATGGGTTAATGTATGATGGAACAGGTTCATTATACACACCTCTTTCTGCATCTCATGAAATAACAACAGAAGTATCTTCTTCCCACGCAATAACAGCAGATCAAGTAGGATCATTTACAGCAGCAAATATAGGTCAAACATATGATACAGTTGCAAACGTCTCACAAGGAAACATAACATTTACAGAACTTGACAATGGAACTGATGATTTATTATTAACTAATTTAACTACTGCAGGAAATCCAGAATTTGCGTCAATAACTACTACTCAAGTAAGAGCAGGTTTTCCCCAGATAAATTTAAAACCTATTAATACATCTACCCCAGATGAAGGTCCATATCATATAAGAACTCATAATGATTCTGCAACTACCCCCGGAGTACGATTTGGTAATCATAATGAAGATATTATAGTATTTATAAATCAGGGGGGACAAGAGGTTAGTAAAATTGACGCTGAAGGAAATTTTAGTGGAGGAATATTAGATGGAGGAACTTATTAAATATTTATAATAAAATAATATGGCAAGTACAATAAAATTAAAAAACGGAACATCAGGAGCCCCAAGTTCTCTAGCAGGAGGAGAAGTAGCAATGAATAGAACAACTGGAATTTTTTATTTTGGTAATGGATCTAATGTCCAAGAATTACACCGATTTAATAATATATCAGCTTCGGGACACATAACAGCCTCAGGTCATATAAGTGCTAGTGGAGATGTTACTGCTGTAACTGGTTCATTTAATAATTTAACAATAGGTGGCGCTCAAGGTAGTGATGGTCAAGTATTAACTTCCACAGGTACCGGTGTTGCATGGGAAGATGCAGCAGGTGGTAGTGTTAGTGGTAATACATTTGCAACAGACCTTAAAGTAGGTAGAGATGCTGATAATTTAATTGATTTTACAACAGACAACCAAGTAACTTTTAGAGTTAGCGCTGGAAATGGTGTAGTAATGAAAGCATCAGGTGAAATAGAAGCTACTAAATTTGATGGCGCTTTAGAAGGTAATGCAGACACAGCAACAGCTTTAGCTACTGCAATAAATATAGGTGGTGTATCATTTGATGGTACAGGAGATATTGATTTACCTGGTGTAAATGGAGCAGGTAATCAAAACACAACAGGTACAGCAACAAATGCTACAAATGCTGCACATGTTCTTATTACAGATAATGAAAATACTAATGAAGAAAATTTAATACCTTTTATTGAGGATGCTTCTGCTACTGGAAATGTAGGATTAGAATCCGATGGAGATTTTGCTTATAATCCATCGACAGGGACAGTGTCAGCTACTATATTCAAAG